AAGCGTTTCCCAGTCACGATCCTAAGATGGTGACGGACAATGACGCGTCATGGACAACAGTTGACGCGTTCGGGGTATTTGGTCTATGCATGCCTTTTACCTATGGTCTTTTATCAGTGATGCTAGTGAAAATTACAGAAATCACAGGCATGCTAATTCCATACATAATTTTGGGCGCATTATCGGCATGGGCAACGCTTTACGTATTGCGCTCGGTGATACGATTAAACAAGAAGTTGGACAAGCACGCATCAGACAAGGATGCGCACAAATAACGGCTTGCGCCTGCTGCGCGGTGGGCGCCAACCCTTAGGAGGTGGGACTGATGAAAACAATCAAAGCAACAAAACAAGCGTATAAAGTTGGCGACACAGCCACGTTAAACGTTAACGGCGTGCAGCATGGTTACAAGGTCGTTGCAAAGCGGCCTGTTACCGATGAGTTGTGCGAGTATGATTTGAAATTTATTTGGAGAGGTTGAGGTGTGATAAGGGCTGAAGGAGCTTTTGAGTGTGAGATAAACTACATAAACTGGAACTTTATTAACAGGCTGAGATTTAACTACGGCAAGCCAATAGGAGTCAGGTAATGACAACCGAACAAAAACTTAAAGCCGACAAGCTTCGGCATGAGCAGCAAACGGCGTTACGCCGCAAGATTGAAGAAAAGCGCAAACAGCAATACGCTAACCTGCGCCGTAAATGGGAAGATAGAGGGGTGATTGCGTTGTGAACTGGCAACTGCTAGCCGTACCGCCCGACTGGACGCCCTATATTATGAGTATAGCGGCGTTACAGTACGAGTACGGCATAGGGATTCACACCGATAATGAGTTTATTGGTCTGATGAATCTGTACTTTGACCTTGCTTGGGAGGAGCAGCACGGCGCTTTTCCGGGTGCATAGCAAAGTACGCCTTGCCACGTTTACGCTGACGCTCAATTAGTTTTTGCTGCGTCGGCTCCCCGTCTATCAGTATCACTTCTACAGTCGAGCACAGGCAATTAATCTTCTGGCTGCCCTCACTCCACCAAGAACGTTGCTGTTCAAGCGTATATAACCTGCCATGCCTGGCTGCATGAGTGGGCCGCGTATTAGGTACAAGCGCTGACACATGCATTACCATCACATCAAGCCCTAGCCTATCCCGCACATCCCGATTAGTTTCGTATCGCGCTTCATTGTAGGCGTTGTTGACCTCAGTACGTGCAATGCGTTCAGCACGGTAACCTTCCACCTGCTTAAACTTGCGGCGTATATCGCGGGCTATAGTGCGCGGCGATTCACCCATGGCAACACCGCGACCAAGTATTCCGCCTAGCTCTTGCGCAGCCTGGCCAGCAAAACCCTTCATATTCTCAAAGGCGCGTGCGCTGATAATCTCGAACCTGCTTGTGTACTCAGGCGAGGACAACACGCTATCAAGCTGCATAGCTTCGCCCACATCCGGTGCGGCGGCTTCTGCCAGCGTCTTTATGCGCTCGAAGGCTTGCACGGTCCCTTGCTGCCATGCTGGGCCTAGATAGTCATTGAAGAACCATGCGCGGCGAGGCTGATTAAGCTCTAATGCTTGGTAGAATATGCCCAGTAATTCATCAAACAATGAATCAATGCGGTCAGGGTTCGCGTCGTAGCGGTAAGTGGTTTTGTTAACCTGGATTGACTGCACTGGAATGGAGTAGAGAATATCCAGTACTTGGTCGCGCAACTCGCGTACACGCTTGGCAATATCAGCCTTTGCTCGCGTGCGCCTGCCAGCCTGTCCGGTTGGGTCTTTCTCGCGGCGTGTGGGTACGATGCGGGTTAGTTTATTGATTATCATCGTCTAGGCTATCTTCTTCCTCGTCGCCTTCTGGTGCTTCGTCGGGAAGCTCGAAATCATCTGCGGATTCTTTGCTATAACCTGCAATCATCCGCATTTCTTCAGGTGTGAATACCATCTCAACGGCTGTCTTATTGACGTTAGCCATCTTGGCAGCAAGGTCCAACTTATCGCCATCACTAGGCGCTAACAGGTCATCCCACTCGATAACGTATTCGCGCTGTTCGATAACGCCATGCTGCATCATCCAGTCGAGTACTGATTCCATCATCTGCGTACACCATGACTCGCGGCGTGACTGCATGTTAGACAGTGTAAACAAACCGTCTTGGTCAGATGCTAATCGTCCCTCCTGCGAGCCGACTAGCAGCTTAGACGCAACGCCAACAGATGCACTGAACGACTGCAACGCAATCATAAACGGGTTCTCAGGGTCAGCCATTGACGCGGACAGCACTTTAGGGTCAAGGCCACCGGTCATGAGGTATTTGTCTAGTCCCTCGGCAAAGTCCTTAATGGCTTCGTCGTAGCTGTCTACCTCTGCCTGCGATAGTGGTGGCGCATCCTTGTTTGTATTGCTGAACACCGTCTTCATGGCGGCAGACTTCCAGAAGCCCTCGCCACCAGCGCCAATAATCTTTTCCATTGTCACAAGGTCATTGAAGCCGCGGCGCAAAGCGGGTCTCCCGTAGATGCTATCCTCGTCAGCGCCTTCAGCAAAGATGATAACGCGGCTGTGATGGATGGTTACGGCGCGCGTGCGCTGGTCATGCTCGCGGTCGTCATACAACTCTGACTCTTGCAGTTGGTATTCGACTGGCTGGCCGTACCGTGGTGACATATGATCATTATCCCACTTAGACGGGTCAATCTGCGCCTGGTAAAGCGGGATAAACTTAACGATATTGTTTTCAGTGATGCGGCCCAGAGGTTGTGACCAGTCTGCTTGTTGCGCAGTGCCTTTCACCTGAATGGCAAACGCACCATATTCGCCTACGCGCTGATACTCGTCTGCCAGCTTAAGCTTGCGCCACAACTTAAACGCGTTGAATACCGCACTTACTTTTGTTTCCCACGGCGTATCATCTTCCCGCTCGTCAGCTTCGCCAATTTCGCCCTCAAGGACTTTAGGCAGAGTCTTCCAACTTTGTTCAACAGGAATCGTAATACCAGCACTAGCAACACCGAACCTCTCAGACATTTGATAATAGTCGTTAAACTCAAGATTCTGTTTGTAGCCGTAATCTTCCCAGGCTTGTGCATGTTTGCTGTCTCGCGTGCCGAATATCTCGCGCAGGTTGTGCGTTACCCTGTCCGCGAGATGGTTAATGGCTAGTTGGTTTCGTGGGTCCATAATGATATGCGCCTATGACTTATGCCTGACAGTATAACACGATTGTTATCGCTTTCTAGATGGGAGGAGGATGCCGGATTGCGACTTAGTGCCGATAAGCATGTCCTGAATAGCATCCATAGTTGGGTCTACTTGGTCGTCATTCCTACCATTCGGGAAAACCTCGAACTCGTAAATGTAGTCTTTTGTGAATGCTGCATTCTGAGGCAAAAACACTTTACCAGCCTCTATCATTGGCGCTGCGTCGTATGCCCTTGTTGTCTTGTCCCTGTTACGCTGAATGGCATGTACCGGAGTCCCTGATTGCTTTAGTTGCTGTATCAGGCCAGTACCGCTCGCTTTGTCCTCTATCTTCATGTAGCGTAGATTTCCGTTTCTCATGGCGAAATGCTTATTCCAAAAAGCCCTAGCGCTCTGCAATAGCTGTGGCGCTTCCCACTTCCCTCGTATCTGGTCAACTAGGTATATTTTGCCATCGCTCATCCCCCAACACTGGAAAACAGAATAGTCATTCTCTTCACCTGTTTTCATGGCTGTATCTGCGTAAATCATGCGGTAATCAAAATGTGGTTCGTCAAGATACATGCCCCACCAGTCAGATTTAAATAGTCCTCCACCCGTAGGGCTTGGAGTCTGCATCATCTGGCCTGAGAAAACATAGCTATTTGTGGCTCTGATTCTATGTAAGTCATCAGTTTTGAACTGGCCAGGCCAAAATGTCTCGTCGTTTTCATCTAGCGCTGGTATAACAATGTGTTCCCACTCCTCACCGTTACCACCATCTAGCAAGAACCCTGACAAATCATCCTCATGAAGCCTTTGCATGATAACTATGATTGGTGTATCCGGTGAATTTTTCCGGCTCTCCATGGTTGTTACGAACCAATCGAGCACGTTCTGCCGCATGGTGTCGCTATTAGCTTCACCCGCCTTGTGAGGGTCATCTATGATAATAGCCCCGCCAAAGTGCTCACGCATCTTACCTGCGCCATACCCTGTGATTGTTCCTTCTGAGCCAGTTGCGTAAACAATGCCTCCTGATGATGTTCTAAACTCATCCTTTGCCCTTGAGTCAGTAGATAATTGAACGTCTGGGAATATTTCTTGGTAAGTCTCGTGCTGCATTATCGCCCTAGTTGCGTAGGCGTTAGCTGTGGCGAGCCGCTTAGAGTATGAGGCGTGTATAAACTCTGAGTCTGGGAAGTTTCCCATGCACCAACCCATAAAGTTGATCACAGCAAGCTCTGTCTTACCTGAGCGCGGAGGAACGTTTATTATTAGTCGCTTTGTGTCGCCTATGACAACCTTTTCCAGCGCTTTGCATATCACATCCTGATGCCAGTTGCGCTTCAGGTTAGCGCCCTTTCTGGCATGGAACATTGTGTTTGCAAAGGTGATTAGGTCTGTGCGGTTTTCTGCTACGTCGCTAGGGTTCATGTTTAGCGCCTTTGCTGAGGTTGTCAAATGCCCATAGAGGTTGTAGATTATCTAGTGCATTTATTATTTTTGGATCTGTAATTCCATCAGCCACAAAAGACGATATCGGCCTAATGTGGTCAACGTGCCATTCGCCATGATTATCCCAAGACATCCCCTCATCGAATAGACTCTCAATCCTATTCTTTAGCTCTAGCCTTGTATAACCAAGATGTGATTCTGTTTTTGTTGTCTTCTTTTTACCAGAAAGCATGAGGCATCTTGTAAGCATTTTGCGGCATAATTCGATTGATTTTCCTTCCGGCGTTTTCCTTACCTTTTTATTATGCCTTCTGCTTATTTCCCTTCTTTTTTCAGGATTATTTCTTGCCCATTCTGACACGTAAGCTATTATCTTCTCTCTGTTTTTTTGGTATTCAACCTGCCTGCATCCTGGATTTTCCTTTCTCCATTGCGCGACTCTATCAATCGCCACTTGCTTATTTCTTTGATAATAATCTCTAGAATTTTTCCTATACGCTTCAGGGTTCTTGTCTAAAGCCCTTTTATATAAGACGTCATAACCAATCTCTTTGGACTTTTTTCGGTTATATGAGTTTCTGCATATCTTGCAGTGTGACATTTTTCCGCTTTTCTTGGATTTGCAGTTATGAAATTCATCTAAGCTTTTTACTTCTTTGCATCTCGTGCATTTTTTCATTTGATAAGCCTCAGTCAAAGGTTAGTCGAAGTTTTGCGGCAAGCATTGACTAGATGCCTTTCGGATGCCTCCTAGCCGCAATATAATGATATCACTCTTTATGCTTGCTCCTCAACGCCTCAAGAACCGCCACGCTTTGCTCCTTCTGGCTCATGCTGCCATCACTCGAAGTGTGGTCTAACTCCTGCTTGTCCGTCCATCCGAAGTTCTTCAGCGCGAACACAATACCACCGTCGCCACGCCCTCGAGCCATTTGAATTTCGTAGCCGTTCTCGACGTACAGCATAGCCTTGTTGATTGCATCTTTGTAATCAGGGTCTTTCCGATAGTCGTATAGCGACTGGCGAGACTTGAAGCCAAGCGCAATAGCAAGCCCTGTTGCTGTCAAAGGCTCATCTTCTTCTTTGCATCGCTCCATGTAGTTAAGCGCAAGTTGTTCTACTTCTTCTGGCGTAATCTGCTTAGGAACTCCGCCGTGACCACTCCTTGTCTCGCTTGTCTTTCTAACGTTCGGCATTATCTAACCTCCATCTCCCATCAACACAACGCCATATCTCTTTATTACCTTTGGAGTAATACATAAACCGCTCAACACCGTTGGCATTAAGCGTGTTTATTAACTCTCTGAACCACGAGCGCTTAGGCGTATCCATGAGGCCCGTTGCTGTTGCCTCATCGCCCACATAGTGGATGTATATCAGCGCGTCGTATGTCCAGACTCCATTCTCACCAACGCGCTCATTAAACCGCAATGGCTCAAGAACGCCGTATTTCATTTAGCACTCCAAAACATCTAGGTAAGTGGTGATACAGTCTGAACGGGTTGCCGTTTCCCATTCGAACTCAACCTCGTGCCTACCTACCGTAACGCCTGTTAAAAACGCCTGAATAACGCCGTTGGCGGATGTAACTGTGCCTACAGTTGCGCCACCACTTGTCACTGTGACTGTCTGAGCGCTGATTGTTTCTTGGCCTAGCCACCCGCTATCAACAGTCACCGTGTAATTGCCAGTTTTGCCGACTGGTAGCGGCTTCTCAAATAACTGGCTCATACTTCACCTATGCTGGGAATGTTACGGTTAGGCTGTTGATGCTCGACGTTTCGCCTTGGATGTAGTTGGTTGTGCTAACCACAACGTCAGCTCCGCTTGTGCCTAGTGTGAGCGTGTACGTACCAGCTGTATCGCTAAGCTCTGCGCTGTCAGCCGTACCGCTATTCGCAATGGTCTCATCTGCAATAGCATTAGCAGTAATAACGCCCGTGGACGGAGCGCCGAACCCTGCCAGAGTGTGCGTTGCCAGCGTCGTAACGCCCGCAAAAATAGTCAGTGTCGCAGTGCCGTAATCTGATGCAAAGTCAGAAGCGCGTGAGTTACGCGCAGTAGTGTCAGCAGTAGCCATAAATTAAGCCTCTATGTTGTTTGATAAAGCCGGTACAGTCACATTCGTTGACAGTGCAGGCACGTTAATGTTTGATTCATCGTCCACTATTATCGCAATTCCACCAACAATAGCAACCACGGAGAAGACGGGTTCGGGCACAGTTAGCGACACGCTTGAATCAGGCTGAGGTAGTGTCGCGCTACCCGATGCACTGAAAATAGGCGCATCTACATTTAGCGAAACGTTAGCGTTAAATCCTGGCTCTGTTGCGCTTGCCTGCGCTGAGAATTGAGGCGCGTCAAGTGTTATGCCAAAAATCGCTGATGGGTTGGGCAGCGTCGCGCTTGCTTGGCCTGCAAAAGTGGGCGATTGCATGGCGTAGCTAACGTCCGCTCTTGGCTGCGGCTGTGTAACCTCTGCCGTAGCGCTGAATACAGGCTCGCCAACCGTGAACGCAACTGACGCGTTAAAGCCTGGTATTGTAGCTGATGCGGTTGCGCTGAACGTTGGGGCGCTTACTGTAAGCGACGTGTCAGCGCTCGGTTGTGGTAGTGTTACCTCAGCACTGGCGCTAAATGTCGGGGCGCTTATCGAATATGCAACGTCAGAATTAGGCTGCGGCAACGTTACATCTGCGCTACCAGCGAACACCGGCGAGCTTACAGAGTAAGCGATATCCGCTTGAGGTTGTGGCAGCGTAGCTTCGCATGTTGCGGCGAACGTAGGCGCATTAACCGTAAATGCAGCGTCTGATGATGGCTGTGGTAGTGTTGCTTCAGCGCTTGCTGAGAATGCGGGAGCACTTACGGCAATGTCTACGTCAGCGTCTGGTGATTCTGATGTTGCAGGCGCACTACCAAGCGTAGCCCCGATAGGCTCACCGCCCTCACCTGCTGTTTGTAACGATGAGCCAGAAGCAAGGTTGTAATTTCCACCTGCATAATCTTCAAAGTCAGCGCTGGTCCGGTTAGTGAACGAAGTTGTATCTGCTTCGCTTGCCGTGCCGTCGCCTGATGCTAGAAAGTCACAATCTGACTGGTCTATCTTGGCCTGAAAATCGCTTCCAGAGTTGCCGTAGGAAAGGCAGTTTCGAATGCGGAGGTTATCTCTATCACCGAACCCTCTATCCCCGAAACCGTTCCCGCCTGTATTAGCTATGGTGCAACGGTAATACTCAATAAACGCACCGCCGCCAATATTGTTATGCTCAGTACCGCCCCCTGCGGACTCGGCTAGAATGCAGTTTTCCATGTATATCCCAGCTGAACCGCCGTTCTCAGTTTGCAGGCTACGGGAAACTTCTGATTTTATGTAGCAGCCAAAGAACCGATTGCTGAGCGCATCATCGTAATACAACGCGTCAGTGCCGCCGCCTCCGGCAAGATGAATTATCTTCAGGCCAATAAAGTCAACATGGGTGTCGTTTGTGGACTGGGTAAATGTGCCTATAAACGCATCGCTATTGGCCGCTACGTTTGATTCAAAGCCAGCGCCAACACCTAGCCCGTTTACTTCCTCTCCTGCTGCTGCTCGGTATACTATCCTGTGCGCTGTATCGGTAGTCCGATTAGGCTTGTCAAACCCGTTAAGATTAACGCCACTATAAATCTCGATGACATAATCGCCAGCCGTGCCTGTAATGTCAGCAGGAATGTCAGCGTTTGCTGTCTCTATGCTTGTGTAGTCATAACCACCGCCAGAAGGCCCGACTGTTACTACGATGCCATCAGCCATTGATATATTGCTCTATTTGTTCGTAGGTCCTGGTCATTTCGCCCGTCAATGCTAGCTCCTGATAGTCGGCGCTTTCGGTCGGTGGCTCAAGGAATGACTTGCCAGACACTAACTGCTTTAGCTCGTCCGGCGTTTTGTCTGTTACCTTACCCGATCGTGACTGGGAAACAAATAGAGCAATATATCAATGGCTGATGG